ATAAGCACTCGCTTGCATAATACTCCGATGACTGGCGTGTTGCCATCGGTCGCCCAGTATGACATGGCTTTTTCAACAAGCTTTTGCTCAGGCGTGACACCAGCAGGCATGCGTACCGTAGTGTGGAACTTGGAGTGCTGTCTACTTGCGTCACACATACTATCAAGAGAGCCTGTCCAGACTTCTGGTGAATAGTAGCGTGCCAGAAAGTTGACTCCTCTGAATCCTCTTTGTACCACTTTGCCTTCCAAGATGAGGCCAACTTTTGATGCGGCCCACGAGTGATTTGTCTCTGGGAGCTCAGCATCGAGCCCATCGTCACCAAGATGCACGCCGAGGGCGTCAAACGCTTCTCGCGGGGTGTAACATTTCCCATTTGTTCTTGGTGTGTTTCGGAAAGCAAGGTACGCAGTAAAGGCTGCGCGTAACGTTTGGAACAGGCTGGTTGCAGAGCAACCTGATCCATGCGATGGTCCTTGATCGAATGTAGTGCCTTGCGGCATGACAGATTTGTTGTCGACATTCGTCTTCAGTAATTCATTCAACTTAGCGCGGTGATTGCCAAAGGCCTTCATGAGAATCGCCCGCTCAACCCGGCGAAGGGTATAAGTGATCGTTCCATCCATGCGATGATAATCCGAAATATTTACATATTCGGCATCAGCACATATGGACGCCACTCTTTCCGCTAATTGGAGCGGATTCTTGCCGGGGCCATACCATTCAAACTGTTTGCAATGTTCCGAAAGAGCAAGGGCGAACGTGGCCATGTCCAATTTATCTCCAGCATTGTAGGTGGAGATGTTTCGGGGATCAGCTATCTTTGAATAAGCTTCAGCTTTCCCGAAACATTTTAGGATCTTTTGGCGATATTCGCCCATTACTGATGCCATTGCTAACGACAGTTTTTGGGCAGCGCTAGTCTGCTTCTCCTCTACTACTGAGATGCAGACGGGTTCAAGGTGCACTTGCATAACGACGAGGTTCGCAAACTCGTCAATGCATCGGTCACGGAAGCGATTCGGCCTTGGTTCATCTTTCCGGAGTTTGATGACTCTGCCTTGCACGCATTGTTCTTCTCCGGCTTTATTTAGAACAGGTGCGAATGCTTCATGGACCAAAGGGCTCATAAATGCTTGGAGTTTTGGCTTGGCTTCTTGATCATACTCATGTGGATTATATTGGTATGCTCTTACGCCAAGCT